CCACGATGGCTGACCTGAACGAGACTTCCTTGGAAGCCGCCGTTATTCAGATCGCTGCTTGGACCGACGAACGTGGTCTGCTGATCGCCGCCAAGCCGCGTAAGCTGATTGTTCCGCCGAACCTGATGTTCGTTGCGACCCGCCTGCTTGAGACTGAGCTGCGTGTTAGCACCAACAACAACGACATCAACGCTCTGAAGAACAACGGCTCGATTCCGGAAGGCTACAGCGTCAATCACTTCTTGACTGACACCAATGGCTACTTCCTTTGCACCGACGTTCCGAATGGCCTGAAGCACTTCGTTCGTACTCCGCTGGCAAACAGCATGGACGGCGACTTCGACACCGGCAACGTGCGTTACAAGAGCCGCGAGCGTTACAGCTTCGGTTGGTCTGATCCGTTGGGCGTCTGGGGTTCACAAGGCGCGTAACACAGGCGGGGGGCGTAAAAACCCCCCGTTTTTTGTTTTTGGTGTATGCTCCGAATATCTGGGATTTTTGACCTGTACAGACTGCCCCAGCAGACTTAGTAGAGACAGTACGGGCATGTGCTACTACACAAGGAATATCAAATGGCTATCTCCACATTTGACGGCCCGGTACGGTCGTTAAACGGCTTCTACACCCAAGGCAATGGCAACTTCATTACCCTTGGCGCTACCGTCACTCTTTCTGTTGCCACTCACGCTGGCCACATCTTGTTGGTTCCGGCGACCTGCGCAATCACGCTCCCGGCCATCAACGCCTCTACTGACCCGACTTCTGCCGGTCCCGGCTCTGATCCCAACACCTTGAGCAACCTTGGTGTGGCGTTCACGTTCATCTTTACCGCTGCTTCGGCTGGCGCAACTGCCCAAACCATTACCTGCTCCGGTAGTGATGCGTATGTTGGCCAGATCGCTGTTGCTGGTACGACCACTGCGTCGTTCAACTCCACCACTAGCACAATCATCACGCTGAACGCAACCACGACTGGTGGCGCTGCCGCTGGTAGCCGTCTTGTGCTGTCGCCGTTTGCTGCTAATAAGTGGTCGGTGCAAGGCTCGTTCGTTGGCTCTGGTTCCGTCGCCACGCCGTACAGCTGATCAATCTTCTTGGGGGGCTTCGGCCCCCTTTACTGAATCTCAAGGAGATTGACCATGCAGACAGATGTCTATTCTGGACACTTAAACAGTTCCGGATTCTTTATCAACTACCGCTCCCGCCTCAAAGGGATCATGTACACGTCGTCCGCGACGGCTGGTACGATCAACATGTGGGATGTAACTGCTGCGCCTTCAGCAGCGGCGACTGGCTATGCGCAGTCGGGATTTACGGTTACCGTCACTAGCGCCAACCACGGGTTGGTTACTGGAGACAGGATTGGTATTACGTTTGCCACCAATAGCGGCGTTTCTGCTACTAATGGCAATTATGTGGTTACCGTTAGCAGCTCTAGTGTGTTTACCATCACTGATGTCAATACTAGAACCATAACCAGCACGGCATGTACGTTCTCAAATGCTGGTGGGCGTTGGCTGATGTCGGTGGATACGGCTGCGTTGACGACTTCAGGTGTCCCGCAAACCCAAAGCATGCCAATTCCGGGTGAGGGAATGGTATGTATCAATGGTATCTACGGGCAGCTTACCAACCAAACTGGTGTAACCATTTTCTACGGGTGATTTGTGCAAAACCAAAAAGGTTTCGATCTTGTTGGCAAGAAGTTGATGATTGGTCTTCCGGCCTATGACCACAAAGTGGGCCTGAAGATGGCGGTGTCGTTGATGCAGCTTGCACAGAAGGTCTTGGAGCATGGGATTCACATTCAGGTCAGCAGCATCTGTGGCTGCTCTGTTGTGTCCCGCGCTCGTAACCTGATTGCGTATGAGTTCCTTGAGTCAGACTGTGACCACCTGATGTTCATCGACTCGGACATGACGTTCGATGCGGATTCGGTGATCCGTCTGATGGCTTGGAACCAGAAGAGGGCAATCGTTGGTGGCGCGTACCAAGCGCGTAAAGCTGGCAAGGTCTACATCCTGTCGCTCGATGGCGGCGAGGGTGTGAATGGTACGGAAGGCACGGTCAGTATGGACGGTTTTGGTCTGGTCAAGGCTCACAGAATCGCAACTGGTTTCATGATGATTCAGCGTCAGGTGTTTGAGAAGCTTCGCGCCAACCACCCTGAGTGGCGGCACAAGGACACCAACAGCGACAAGAAGCTGCATGCTTACTTTGACTTCATGACCACGCCGGAAGGTTACATTGGCGAGGACTTCTTGTTCTGCGACCGCGCCCGTGCGGAAGGTTTTGACATCTGGATTGACCCGACGATCAAGCTGGGTCATATGGGTGTGCATGAGTATGAGAGCGACTTCGGGAATGAGATTCTGTACCCGATGATGACCCCCGTTGAAGCACCTATGAGTGATGCTGCGTAATGGCTAAGACACCTGCATGGCAACGCAAAGAAGGCAAAAATCCTGCTGGTGGTTTGAACGCCAAAGGCAGAGCCTCCTACAACGCAGCCAATCCGGGCAAGCCGGGGCTGAAGCGTCCGCAGCCGGAAGGTGGGGCAAGGAAAAAGTCGTTCTGCGCCCGTATGAGCGGTATGAAGAAGAAGCTGACTTCCGAGAAGACAGCGAAAGACCCGAATAGTCGGATCAACAAAAGCCTCCGGGCTTGGAACTGCTGAGGAAATCATGGCTGATCAGTACGACGCAAAAGCAGCGCAATACCGCAAGGAAGCGGCTGAGATGGTTCAACCCGGCCCTGCTCCCATGCCAAAGGATGTTGCTGCCAAAAAAGCTGAGGAAGACCGCAAAAAGCTGGAAGACAAAGCGTATGAACTCAGCAAGCAGCCGTACACCCCAATGAAAAAAGCCAAAGGCGGTTCCATATCTTCCGCCTCTAAACGTGCTGACGGTATAGCGCAACGGGGTAAGACTCGTGCCTAGCACATCAGCCAAGCAACACCGCTTCATGGAAGCGATTGCTCATAGTCCTTCGTTTGCAAAAAAGGCAGGTGTGCCACAGTCCGTTGGTAAAGACTACGCGGCTGCTGACAAGGGAAAGAAATTTGCTGGTGGTGGTAAAGCAGTGATCAACAAGCAGGACACGAAGCACGGCAAGATGGACATGCCGTTCAACAAACTCAACCGGTTCGCCGAAATGAAAACTGGAGGTTTTATGAAAGAATCTAAAGCAATGGTTGGCAAGGAAATGGCCTTCATGAAGAAGAAGGGTGCTCCCAAGTCCATGATTAAACACGAAGCTGCTGAGATGGGCGCGATGAAAAAAGGCGGCATGCCAATGAAAGACGGCAAACCCGCGTTTATGCAGAAAAAAATGATGGGTGGTGGTTCCGTGAAAAAGTTTAGAGAAGGTGGCGTATCTGAAGATACGAGGGCCGCAACACGGGAGACGGTTGCAAATAGACGCCAAGCAGCCGATGAAAGAGCTGCCGTAATAGAAGCCAAACGCCTTGGTGTTGAAAATGCTCGCAAAGATGCAAAAAGTTCTAGGGCATACAACCATGCATCGCGAAACTATCAACGCGAAATGCTCCTTAATCCTCCCGGAACTGTTTCTGGCTCTTTTAGTAAGTTCACTGACACAGTAGGCGATAAGATGCGCGGAGTAGGTAAGCTTTTCGGCAGCAACCGTGTAACAAGCCAAGACGATGAAGCACAAATGCAAGCTAGGGAAGACGTAAAGGGGTACAAAAAAGGTGGCATGCCAATGAAAAACGGCAAACCCGCGTTTATGCAGAAAAAAATGATGGGTGGTGGTATGGCTAAGTACGCCAAGGGCGGCGGTATCGAGTCCCGTGGCAAGACCAAGGGCATGATGGTCAAGATGGCAACCGGCGGTGTGGTGAAGTTTGCCAAAGGCGGCGGCATTGAGTCCAAGGGTAAGACCAAAGGCACGATGATAAAGATGAAGGGTTGCTAAGTGCGACCGTCTCGGGGTATGGGGGCAATTGCCCCCTCTAAGATGCCAAAGAAACGTACGATCAAACGCAAGGATGATCCGAACGAGGTATCTATGTACGCCGAGGGTGGCGAGGTAAGCCGCGTGAATGAAGCTGGCAACTACACCAAACCGGGACTGCGTAAGCGTATCTTCAACAGCGTCAAGGCTGCGGCAATTGTAGGCACGGGCGCAGGGCAGTGGAGCGCTAGAAAAGCACAAGTTATGGCTAAACGCTATAAGGCCGCTGGCGGAGGATACAAGGATTGAAAGCGCCACAGCAATCGCTCAAAGATTGGGGCGACCAGAAATGGCGTACTAAGTCGGGCAAACCTTCGTCAAAGACCGGAGAGCGTTACCTCCCGGAAGCCGCCATCAAAGCGCTCTCCCCGCAAGAGTATGCCGCCAGTACCCGTGCCAAGCGAGCCGGTAAAGCAGCCGGAAAGCAGTTTGTACCTCAACCTAAAGGCGTGGCTAAGAAAACTGCTGCGTACAGGAAATAAGTAATGGCTACCGTACCGTACAAGACTACTGATACTCAAGCCTTCAACCTAGACCTGAACAATCTGGTTGAGGAGGCGTTTGAGCGCTGCGGACAGGAGTTGCGTTCGGGCTACGACATGCGTACGGCACGGCGGTCATTGAACTTGCTCACGATGGAGTGGGCAAACCGTGGCATCAACATGTGGACGGTGGAGCAGGGACAGATAACGCTTGCCTACACCAGCCCAACCCCGACGATTATCTATGACTTGCCGGTAGATACGGTTGACTTGCTGGATCACGTGATCCGCACGGGCACTAACCAGAATCAGACCGACATCAACATCAGCCGGATCAGCGAGTCTACCTACGCCATGATCCCAAACAAGAACGCCGTTGGCCGACCAATTCAGGTCTGGATTCAACGCCGTTCGGGAGCTACAAACTCCGCTGGTGTGACCGTTCCGCCCCGGATTCATGTCTGGCCGACACCCGATAACAGCCAGACCTACACCTTTGTGTACTGGCGGCTGCGCAGAATGCAAGACGCTGGCAATGGTATCAACGGCCAAGATATCCCGTTCCGCTTCATGCCTTGTATGGTGGCTGGGCTGGCATTTCAGCTATCCATGAAACTGCCGGGTGTTGACCCTGCTCGGATTGGTATGCTTAAGGCCGAGTACAACGAACAGTGGGAAATGGCTTCAACAGAAGATCGGGAGAAAGCCCCGGTCAGGTTTGTACCGCGTGAACAGTTTATTAGGTAATCATGCCAAGCAGATTTTCGTCTGGCAAGAATGCAATTGCGGAGTGCGACCGGTGTGGGTTCCGGTTCAAACTGACGCAGTTGAAGAACTTGGTTATAAAGACCAAGAACGTATCTATCAAAGTATGCCCAGAATGTTGGGAGCCTGACCAACCGCAGTTGTCGTTGGGTCTGTATCCGGTCAATGATCCGCAAGCTGTGCGAGAACCCAGACCTGATGTAAGTTATGTCACTTCTGGAACCAGCGGGTTGCAGGTGGAACAAGGCAGTACCGGACCTTTAGGTAGCGGTACACCGGGCGGTGGTAGTAGAATCATCCAGTGGGGTTGGTATCCGGTGGGTGGCGCAAGAGGCATTGATGCAGGGTTCACGCCGAATAACTTGGCACTGACGATTGCGATTGGCAACGTAACAGTAGTGACTTCATAGGGGTAGAAAATGGATACTAAACAAGTTAAGAAAATTGCAGACAAAGAAGTCAAGGTGCACGAGAAGCGTCTGCATGGCATGAAAAAAGGCGGCGTTACTTCCGCCAACATGAAGGCAGTTGGCCGCAACATGGCGCGTGTAAACAACCAGCGGAGCCGATAATGACCAAAAATGACAAGTTTGAGTTTTTCCCAGCTGACACTGCTAGTCCGATTGGCAAGTACACACAGCCAAAACCAAACACCAACTCGACCGGCAAGAACGGTTACCCTGACGAAGCCAAGTCTACCGGAATTAAAATTTACGGTACAGGCGCGGCAACCAAAGGTGTTATGGCTCGTGGTCCGATGGGCTAACCATGAACTACAGTACGCTGTTTGAAACCATCAAGGGTTACCTTGAGAATGACTTCCCAGCCACTGCCTTTACGGACAGTGCAGGGACAGGCACGGCTACGCTCACAAGTACTGAGCAAATCAACACGTTCATCACTCAAGCCGAACAGCGTATTTACAACACCGTTCAGTTCCCGTCAATCCGCAAGAACGTAACGGGAACAGTCACAGTCAACAACAAATATCTCTCGTCACCAACAGACTTCTTAGCCACCTATTCGCTGGCTGTGGTTAACACTGACGGGTCGTACGCTTACTTGCTGAACAAGGATGTGAACTTCATTCGGGAGTCGTTTCCGACACCGACGGACACAGGAGTACCTGCGTACTACGCCTTGTTTGGCCCAACCGTTACTAACTCCACAATAAGCAACGAACTGTCGTTCTTGCTTGGCCCAACTCCAGATGCTACGTACACCGTTGAGCTTCATTACTACTTCTACCCAGAGAGCATTACGACTGTAGCTAGTGGCCAAACTTGGCTGGGTGATAATTTTGACAGCGTGTTACTTTATGGTTCGCTCGTAGAGGG